ATTGAATATCATTAAAATATAATGATATTCAAGCAGTTAAATATTATAGACCCATTCCAACTAATCCTGCATTTGAAGATGGTAAGAATTATCCAGTTGCAGAATATGTTTTTGATCATTGTATATACCTACCATCCTCGCTCACACTCACTAAGAATGATATAGATAGAATATGTAAGATAATAAAGAGAGTTGAAGAGAATGAACGGTATTAAATATTCAAAGGATTATAATGAATAATAAAAAAGTATGGATAAGTTCACTGAACGGTCAAGATGGCTCATATCTAGCTGAACAATATTTAGAAAGAGGTTGGGATGTTTATGGCATCATCCGTAGACATAGTGAAAGTGAAACACAAATATCTAGATTAGAAAGTATTGCAAATGATATCAATATTGAATATGGTGATGTTAATGATCCAATATCTTTAAACAGACAAATTAGATTAATAAAACCTGATCATATTATCAATACTGCAGGCCAAGCACATGTAATGGCTAGTTGGACTATTCCATCATACACAGTTCAAACTAATGCACTGGCAGTATTACATCTTTTAGATGCTGTTAAAGAACATTGCCCAAATAGTAGATATTTGCAGTGTGCAAGTAGTGAAATGTTTGGATCAAGTATTGACACATATGCTGACGGAAGTTTATGGCAAAATGAGAATACAAGATTTTCACCATTATCACCTTATGCAGCATCTAAAGTCTTTGCGTATAATATAACTAAAGTATATAGAGATAGTTACAACATGTTTGCCGCAAATGCGATAACATTTAATCATGAAAGTGTTCGACGTAGTAGTACTTATGTTTCTCAAAAAGTTATAAAAACTGCTGTTGAAATTTCATTAGGTTTGAAAGATAAACTAGAACTTGGTGCTATTGATAGTCAAAGAGATTGGTCATCATCACAAGATGTTTGTAAAGCATTCTTTATGATCTTAGAACACGATAAACCTGATGATTTTGTTATATCTAGCATGAAAACTAGAAGTATAAGACAGTTATGTGAAATTGTTTTTAATAAATTGGGGCTAGATTATAATGATCATGTTTCTATAAATGAAAAATTCTTACGACCTAACGAATTAGCATATCTTTGTGGGGATAGTACTAAAATTAGAAATGTGTTGGGATGGGAACCTGAAATTACATTTGATGATATGATTGACGATATGATAGATTCTTGGTTAGAACATTATAATAAGGAAAATAAAATATGAACGAAGATAAAAGCCTAGAAGATGTTACAGACGATGAACAGGCTAGATTTCAACCTCGTCCATCCAATAAATCTTTACGCACCGAAGAACAAGTGATAGAATTGAAGAATGCTGCAACAGAAAAGCGTCTTCGAAAGAATGCACTGAGATTGAAAAATTATAAGCGAAATGATTGACAAGTTATTATTATCCTGTTAATCTAGTCACATAAATTTGTAGGCCATTAATCGTGTTCCTTCTAAATCAACTTAACTATGAACGAATCACACGTTAGCTTACCTACAAAATTGACAAGGCCATTTGTAGTCTTCCTTCTAAACCAGACTGTTAATCTAAATTAAGACTCCTGCTTTCCTTGTCACTTATCCTACAAAAACCTGCTTCGGCAGGTTTATTTTTCATAAATCATAGGAATATTAACATGAACAATATTGAAATCTTGCTTCGCCACAATTTGATTGAAGTACCTAAGAACCGTCGCAAGACAAAAGCTGACACAGCAATGTTGGGCACATTAATTTCTAATATTCGTTATTATGGTTATGTTCCTTCCAAGGAAGTGTTGACAATCTTGTCAACATCGACAGATGAAACATTGTCTAATACTTGGACCCGACTTGAAAGTTCATTAAAAGCTGTTACAGGTGCGAACCGCAAAATGGAAAAGTTTGTGGTCTATAAGAATTTTCCTAAAGAAGTATTAGACATGTCTGCTGCTCAGTATTGGGTCAGCCAGATTTTAATGTATTGGGGTCTACCTAACGAACTCTTTACACAAGAGGAAACCGACCGTCCAGCATTATTTGAAAAGTCAGACTTGAAGGTTTTGCATCTTGCAGGAAACAATGCTATTAGAGATATCATCCAGTCTATAAAAGATAATAGTTCTCGTTGGTCTGATAATCAGACTGCATATGCACAGTATTTCGTGAAGCATAACATGATGAATGATATCAACGTTTCGGAATTCAAGTTCCGTGAAAACGCGATTTCTATGATTTCAGAAATGCTTAATGCTAATACTGCGGATATCAAAGTAACTAAGACTGGTGTTAAGGTTGGGAAGTCATTCACATTCAAAATTGACGATGCGACTGATGTTCTTCGCTTAGCGGCTGGAATGTCTGCGGGTGATATTGCCTTGCGTGAAAAGGTACGTTTTAAGAAATTCTCACGCCCAACACGTCGTATGTTCGTTGATATCTTAGGTAACACTAAGAACTTGGTTGATGACTTTGCAATGCGTCCAGAACTTTGGAAGACATTCTTGAAATATATTCACCCAAATGAGTTTGGTAACAAGCGTGTAACTGATGCTTATGATAAGCTTTATCGTAAGGACTACGTGACGTTTGCATCACAGATAACACCACAGGTTAAGCACGTTAAAATGCTTGAAGTTATCAAACAGCGTCCGGGTGAATTTGTGCGTCGTTTGCATGATATGTACAATAACTTTGGAACCAAGGCTGTTACAGCATTTGTATCTGTTGTACCACAGTTAAAGACTGATCAGTTGGTTAAGATGATGAAATATGTATGAACAATCAATGATCGTAAGACTTTGTTATATCCACCAAAGGGTAACTGGAGCCGTCTTCAGAAAGTACCTAATGAGAAGAAAAAGTTCACAGTGAAGGATAAGACTGTATTGCTGAAAGCAATTGACAATGAAATTGCTGTGCGTATGAACAAAATGTTCCCAGATGGTGTTCGTTTGGATGATAATGTTAACAACATTAAACTTCAGACTAATGATCAGAAATTGGCTGAGTATGGTCGCGGAACAACATTTGACATTCCAGATAATGTTAAGTTTATTCGTAGTGCAAGCTACTGGCAGAAGAAATCTCACGGTAACACGTGGTTTGATAATGGTTGGAACTTCTTTAATTCTAATTGGGGTAGCGTTGACACATGTTCGTGGAACCATAACAAAGCTAGTAGAGATTCTTGTGTTGGTGCTATATTTTCTGGTGACCCTACAAACAGTAAGGATATGAAGGGTCGTGCATGTCAGATGATTGATTTGTATCCAGAACAGTTAAAAGCAATGGGTATTCGTTATGCTGTATGGAATGTACTTTGCTACACTAAAATATCATTTGATCAGGCTGACGATGTATTGGCTACATTACAGATGGGTGAAAGTGCAGAAAAAGGAAAGTTGTATGAACCTAGCCGTGCTCAGATTGTGTTTCCATTAAAGAGCAAAGCATTCAGTTCATATGTTGCTTACCTCGATCTTGTTGAAAACAAGATTGTGTACATGGATGCACCATTGAAGGCAAATGTCCAGTCAGCCACACTTAATGGTAAAATGTTAGAGACTGCAATGCCTGCGTATGTAGAGTATTTGAAGTCATTACCTACAGTGTATGACTTGTTTGCTAATGTTAAGAAAGGTAAAACACCTATTCTTTACACAGACAAAGATGTGACGTTTAAGAACAAGAAGGCTTATGTATTTTCACCTAAGAATGAAAAGAATAAGTTTGAAAATATTAAACTACAATCACTGATTGTTTAAGGAAATGGCTCTTAATTGAGCCATTTTCATTTTGCTTAATGACTTATATAAGACATAACATTAGATATGTATTATGTATCATACAATATACAATGTATACTATAAGAAACTATAAATGAGTTATTAAATTTTGTTCCATTTTCTTTCAAGTATCGGTAAATTATTATCTATTGTAAATTGTTTTAACCCCTTTATTATTTCCTTTCTAGCCAATGTTAACCCTGTCACTGTTGAACCTTTTTGTGAATATAAAGTATTCTTAGGAATTATATTAAAATATCTATGTAAAAATTCATTTATAAAAAGCAAGTTATTTCTCCAATTATTATGAATGTTGATACTGATTGCATCTGATAAATTATTTGGTAAACTTTTTGCTTTTATAGAACCATCACCATCAATAAACCCAATTATTAATGAAATCATCTGCTCATTAGTTATTTTATATTTTTCTATTTTGGGTGGTTCGTATGTTTTTCTTGATGATAAATCATATTTTTTCCACAGATAGTTTATACTTTCTTTGTCTCTTATTACGAGTGTTAGAGTTTCTGAATTTGTTTCTTTAAATCCTTTATGTGATTTATATCTTAAGCGTGGTTTATATTCTAAAAAATCCATAAATTTTTCTAAATGTTCTCTTTCTTTTATATGTAATGATAAAAATATATCTCTTCTATTTTTATGGAAATGCCCATCTGCTAATAAAAATCCTATCCAATATAAGCTAATAAGATTATTTTCGGTTAATTTTATAGCATGATTACCTTTATCTTTTTTTAATTTTAGTTGTCTTACTTTAGATAAAATTAAATTTTTTGGTTTGTCTATAATTTCAATTAAATCATTTATATGAGTATTCTTATAATTGCTTCTTAAATAATTTATTTGAGTATCAGACCACGTATTAGAATTTCCTCTTATTTTTAATGTTCTTAGTTTCCCATCAACAGAATTTAAACTTCTATTTAAATTTTGACATATCATATTTTTACTTAATTTTCTATAGTTATGTATTAAGTATTGTATTTCATCTTCACTCCATTCAGTTCTCATAGTTTCACCCTTATCATGCTATGTATAAATAAGTATTTAGTGATGAGAAATTATTATGCGTGATATACTTATATTTGACAAATTTATGATTGGAAAATTATCATCTACATATGGAATAACCACACCATTACAACTAAGATGGGTCCACGCTGACGAGAAGTATGGACACCCTGATGCCAGATATACCACCCCAACTGATGTAGTATTTTATTCTGATCGCTGCGTATGGCAGTCTGATAAAATTGGTAAGGTTAAGATAGGCTGGTTGATAGAACCATCAGAGTATGAACCCAGAGTCCATGCATGGATTAAAGATAACTACAATCAATTTGATTATGTGTTTACATGGAATGAAGAGTTATTAAAACTGAGTCCTAAGTTTAAACAATATACAACAGGCAACTCTTGGATAGCTAGAGAAGATATTGGTATGTACCCTAAGACTAAATTACTTTCAATCTCAGCATCATGGAAAAATTTTTTATCTGGTCATAAGATTCGCCATGAGATTATTGGAAAGTATAAAAAGAAATTTAATATAGATTGGTATGGTAAGCGTGGTCAGAATCCACAAGATAATATTATCAAGCCATTTGATCCTGAAGTTCAAAATACTATAACAGATTTGATCGATGCTTATAAAGATTATATGTTCACAATTGTCGTGGAAAATGCTAGTGTAGATTACATGTTTACAGAGAAATTAGTATCACCTGTACTCTGCGGAACTATTCCTATCTATTATGGTATGCCTTCCATTGGTCAATACTTCGACACAAGAGGTATGATTATATTTAATTCTGTTAATGAACTAGATGATATCCTATCCAGTTTGACGGAACAGAAATATCATGATATGCTTGAATATGCAAAGATAAACTTCGAGAAGGCTAAGAATTATCAGCTTATCGAGGATGGAATTTACAATCAATTAAAAGAGATGAAAATATTATGAAATACTTATACACGATGACAGTTGGTGATGAACGAATCAAGGATAGCTTTCTTGAAACTGTTAAGAACCCGATTAGATGTTCCACCAAATCTGTTACAACGACAGAAACTAAGGGTGGTGAAGTAATCTCTGAAGGGTCAGCAGATGTTTCTACTACATATAAACCATTGCTATTAAAAATGGATACATGTACTGGCGTTAAGCTAGGTCAGAATTTGACGTTGAAACTCTTTAATAAGAAAACACAATCTTGTATGTTTACTATTGATGGTTTTGCTCAAGTCATAAATCACGATGCTCGCACAATTAAGTTTTACATTATGGATATTAGGGTTGGAATATGAGTAAACCGATAAGATGAAATAGATGAGAAGTTAAATGATTAATAAAATATGTACTAAATGTAAAAAGGAAAAACCTATTACAGAATATTTTAATGATAAGCAAAAATATGATGGTAAACGTCCTGATTGTAAGGTTTGTAATACATTACAATGTACAGCATGGAATAGGGCTAACAAAGATAGGCATCGATATTATTCTATAAAACATCTATATGGTGTTACCCAAGAAATTGAACAACAAATGTTATATGATCAAGATAATTCATGTGCAATATGTAAGATTAATTTTTCTCTTTTATCTAAAAAGTTTTGTATAGATCATTGCCATGATTCTGGGAATTATCGAGGATTACTGTGTGAAAAATGTAATCAGGGTCTTGGTAAGTTTAACGATAACATCGAATATTTAAAATCAGCGATTTTATATCTGGAGAAATACAATGCTAAAATTGTTAGCAACTTCTGACACACACTTTGCCGTCAATCTTGATAGGGAAGATGAGCATGGACGATGGTTTCCTGATGATCCTGAAATAGTATTCGTTCATGCTGGAGATTTGATGACCTATGGTAACCAGTCTGAATGGGAGTCTAATTTAGACTGGCTTGCTCGTCTACCCTATAAAACTAAATTATATGTTCCGGGTAACCATGACTTTCACTTATCATTATATCCCGGTCCCGCATTACAAGAAATGCGAAAGATTGGTGTAACGGTAGTTGGACTTCCGGGTAATGATAACTATACTTCTGTAACTTTACCCAATGGTATGAAAATGTTAGGCTTGCCCTATGTATTAAACTTGCCACGTTGGGCTAACAATATTGAAGAAGATGATTTGGTGTTGCATTTAGAAGAAATGAAAAAACGTGGACCTTATGATATTGTCGTAAGCCACAGTCCAGCATTTGGAATCTTAGATAAGATCGCACCCAAGGTTCATCTAGGTATCAAATCTTATAGAAAATTTCTCACGAGTATGCAGCCGAAAATCTGGATAGCAGGCCATTTCCACAATAATTATGGTAAACGCGAAATTGAAGGTTGTAAATTTTATAACGTTGCAATGTGTGATAATGATTACAAGCAAGTCAATAGACCAGTATTGATTACTGTAGACGATTGAAAATGAGAGAGATTCTAATTTTCTGTTCAGACCCATCGGGGCTATATCATAACCCTATCAAAGAATTCAAATGGACAACAACTAATTACAAAAAAGATGATGTTGTTGTTTATACCGATAAGATGATAATGCGTAAAGATAAGATAGGCAAGATCAAAATAGCATGGATTTTCGAGCCACCCGAAATCAACCCACAGGTTTATGATTATATTAAGAAAAATTATATAGAGTTTGATTATATTTTTACATGGGTGAAAGAATTACTATCAATTGATGATCGATTCAAGTTTACAACATATGGTACATCGTGGATACCAGAAAAAGATTATGCAATTTATGAGAAATCCAAACTGGTTTCTATTGTATCTTCAGGCAAGAATCAATTACCCGGTCATATACTCAGACACCAAGCTATTAAAAGTTTTAATAATATGGATGTTTTCGGTAGGGGGTACAATCCTATACAATCGCTTTTAGTTGCATATAAAGATCATATGTTTACTGTAGTCATAGAGAATGTAAAAACTGATTGCAACATGTCAGAGAAGCTTATAACACCATTACTCTGTGGAACAATCCCAATCTATTATGGATGCCCTTCAGTAGGGGATTACTTTGATATGAATGGTATATTAACATTTGATACTCTGGATGATCTGAAAATTATTTTAAATTCTTTGACTGAACAGAAATATCATGATATGATAGATTCCGTAAAGATTAACTTTGAAAGGGCTAAGAGCCATCAATTGGCAGATGACATGTTCTTTCATAATCTTAAAAAATTAGGAATTTTATAGGTGAAAACTATCAGTTGCGGTATTATTATTTTAAATGAATTTAATGAATTCTTAGTAGGACATTCTACTGGAAATGATTTTTATGATTTACCAAAAGGTCATAGAGAGCCTAACGAATCAAAAATCGAATGTGCTGTTCGTGAATGTAAGGAAGAAACGGGAATATTTTTTTCTGTTGATGAATTAAAAGAATTAAGATTATTCAAGTATACAAAGAATAAAGACTTACATTTATTCTTGGCTAATGTAAAAAAAGAATCCATTAAGATGGATTTGTTAGAATGTATTACACATTTCTTTGATAATGATAAGAGACAATTTCCAGAGTTTGATGGATATGAATGGGTTCACATTGACGATATAGAAAAATATTGCACAGTTAACATGTCGAGAGTGTTGAGAGAATTTTGTGAGGAAAATTTATGAACGGGTTAAAATCTACAAATGAAGGTCATTTTGAAAATGATCATTATGTTTTCTTTTGGAATGGGCCATTTTCTAATTGGTACCCATCTAAATTTACATTGAATTCAATTGAATTCAATTGTGCAGAACGGGCAATGATGTACATGAAGGCCAAACTTTTTGGTGATGACGAAAGTGCTGTTAAAATATTAAAAGCATTTTACCCAGATGATCAAAAACGTTTGGGTAAGCTTGTGAAGAATTTTGATGAGTCTATCTGGAAGGAACATAGAGAACGAATTGCACATGAATTTTTATATGCAAAATTCTCCCAAAACCCTGAATTAGGTAAAATTCTTACTGACACTGAAGATAAGACAATTGTTGAAGCATCACCCTATGATAAAATTTGGGGTATTGGTATGGGCGTTGGTGATCCTAATATTCTTGATGAAAGTAAGTGGAATGGTTTGAATTTGCTTGGGAAAACTTTGATGCATGTTAGAAACATGTTACATAAGGAAAATGAAGAAATATGAAAATTAAATTAGTAGACAATGCGTTTAACGGTCAACCTTATACAAACCCAACTTGGTGTGGATATTCACCTATTGAATGGGATCGATCAGCACCTAGTGAAGATGATCCTGTTGTTATCTATACTGATGATAGTATTACAGCGCCCAAGGTGGGTAAGGTCAAAATAGCGTGGTTATTTGAATCAGAAGAGTTCAAACCACATAACTATGAATATATTAGAAATAATATCGATGAATTCGATTATGTATTTACATGGACTAAATCTCTTCTAGATTTTAATCCTAAATGTAGATTGCTTCCATATGGAGGATCATGGATTAATGATCATGAGATTTCTTTTTATGAAAAGACTAAAGATGTTTCCATTGTAGCATCTTCTAAGAATTTCATGTCTGGTCATGCACTACGACATGAAGCGATAAAAAGGTTCCCCGGTAAGTTTGATGTGTATGGTAATGGCTACAATCGTGTGGACAGCCTTTTAACGGCATTCAAGGATTACAGGTTCACTATTGTCATTGAGAATAGCAAAGTCGCTTATGGCTTCTCTGAGAAGCTTGTAACTCCTATTCTTTGTGGTACAATACCTGTGTATTATGGTTCACCTAATATTGGGACGTTTTTTGATCCACGAGGGATGTTCCAGTTTGATACTTTAGATGAATTGGAAAAGATTTTACCAAGCTTAAATGAACAGAAATATGATCAGATGAAAGATTATGCAAAACAGAATATGGTCAGGGCAGAAGAATATAAGCTGATGGAATATACTTTGTATAAAGAATTAGTAAAATTAGGATTAATTGATAATGAATAATAAACAAATATGTTCGAGAACGGGTGATATAATATCTATTAATAGTGATAATGAAATAACCATACAGAGTACAATACCTCGTTCAGAAATTGAATGGGGGTTGGTTCAGTATAAAGAAGAAAAAAGGGAAATAAGAACAGAACCTAAAAAATTCAAATGGTTTAAATAATCTTATGAAAAAAATAAATGATAAAAACTATCATGGTTTAGTAAATGAACTAGGCGATGACGATCATAGAGTTCCAGAATATTTAAAACAGTATGAGGAAAGAGGATTCGATGATACTGAAACATGGAATCTATTCATGGGTATTACTAAGTATATATTACCACGTCTTATAAGATTTAAAGAAATTCCCTGTGGTTATCCATCCAATTTAACTGAAGACAAATGGGACACCATATTACAACAAATGATTGATGCGTTTGAATTAATTAAAAGAGATACATTTATACCTTCTAAAGAAGATCAGACAATAATTAATTTAGGGTTAGAAAATTTTAAAGAATATTTTTTAGATTTATGGACATGAACATATGAAAGTTATTCCAGTAATACATCATAAAGAAACCAAACTAGGCCCGTTTGAACATGGTTGGCAAATTTGTTCTTATAATCAAGTTATTTTTAAAGAAAAAGGGGAGTTTAGCTCCCCTTTTCATTTACACTATTTGTACCGAAGCACCACATTCATGACAGAACTTTGCAGTCTGTCTAACATTAGTTCCACACATTGAACAGCGTACTAACTTTTTTACGGCAACTTCCTTGGTAACTTTTTTACCTTCTGGCGTACCACCTTTAAGCTGAACAGTCATTGTCAGAATGTTACTGTCACCATAAAATTGTTCTGCTACACGGAATTGCTGCTGTGTAACACTACCCGGTGCCGTTATACCTGCAGTGTTTTGTGCAACGTTACTCAAATAGTTGATATTAGTACTATTATCAGAAACACTACAAGATGTAGCACCACGCAAAACACCATCTGGTACGTCTGGTAGAATACCTCTTGGTCTTTCAGAAGTTGTATCACCAAAAGACATAGTAGCCATACTTTCATACCAAGTGCCATCATTATAATAAGTTTTATATGGATATGAATTCAAATGAGTTATTGATATAACTGGAAGTCTCTGGAATTCATACTTGACAGTAATCAAACCATCTTCAGCCCTGTTACCACGGAACTGTTCAATTTTTTCAGTCTTTTCGATAAACTTAAAAGCATTGCCTTCAGATAGATTTCCATTCTTGATGAATCTCTTTAAATCTAACTCAGATTTAGGATCGATTATCATACTGGTTCCATCTAAAGCATCCTGACCATCAATATGGACAGTGACTTTAACTTTACGTTTGGGATCGAGGTTCTTTAATAGAATTGAATATTCTGAACCGAACGGGATATAGGTAGTGTCGTCAAACTCACGTAAAACTTTACCATTGGCTTTAATAGCCATTACGAAATTACTTTTATACATTTTATTTTCCTTGAGGCTCGTCACTTAAGAGCCTAGTTAGTTAAAAGTGACAGTTGGGATGTTACCCGAAAGTATTTAGCAAAGATTTTATATTGTGTCCTAAAATTTCACTTGACATTAAAAACGAACTCGGGTATAAATACTATACCTTCATAACCACAGGAGAAATATCATGAAGTAGATTATCGAAAAACTTAAAGAAACAAAGCAGGCAGAGTCACAGTCGATCCTTCAGCATCACTTATCTGTCTGGAAACACACTTATCAGTTGTTAAGCAAAGATACTGATACCTTCAAATTACCAGATTGGTATAGTACTTACAAAACACAAATATACGCAAATTTACATGACTTTAAAACTATAAAGCATTATAATTTATGGCATGATCTTTCTAAGCCTTGGGTCAGGACTGTAGATGAAAATAATAAGGTTCACTACCCCGACCACGCCAATAAATCTGCTGACATGTTCTTAGAACATATCCGAAATGATGAAACGATTGCTAGACTTATCCGAAACGACATGGCCTTTCATACTTTAAAATTTGAAGAAATCCTTGATCTTAAATTATCTATTCAGGATACTTGCACTTTGCTTATCACCGCTTTAGCAGAATTGCATTCCAATGCTATTGCTAATGTTTTTCATCCTATTTTGAAAATTGAATCTGATTCTTTTAAAATTAAATTCAAAAGAATAAATAAGTTAGGATTTAAAATATTGGAGAATTTAGATGGATTTTGTAATGTGTAAAATTTATAAAAATGAAAGTGGAATTTATAAAATAAATAATTTAATAAATGGAAAATTTTATATTGGTAGTACTGTAAATTTCTATAATAGATATAGAGTTCACGTAAGTACCTTGCAAAATAAAAAACATGATAATTCTTATTTGCAACGCTCAATTAACAAATATGGTTTGAATAATTTTACTTTTAGTGTTGTTGAATTGTGTGAAGCTGATCAACTTGAGAGAATTGAAGCTGCATGGCTTTCTAAATCTTTTGGCTCAAACTGTTATAATTTGAATAAATCTGTCGAAGTTAGAAATATGAATGCTAGATTTAATAAAAATTATAGTTTAATATCACCAGATAATATATTATATAATTTTTATGGAAATGTAGCTGATTTTTCTAGAATGTTAACAATGATTGATTCTAGTATAAGTTGTAAAACTTTTGAATATGCTATCAGACGATTATTAAAAGGTGAAATTATTCATTTTAGAGGCTGGCGTCTTACAGAGAATAAAGATGTTGAGTGGGAAAACATTCCTATTAATAGACGAAAAATATATAATGGTAAAAAATATAATGTAATGTTATTGGCACCAAGTGGTGAGATAGTCGGGCCTATAATTAATATAGAAAAATTTTGTAAAAAATATAATCTTTGTAGTGCAGGAAATGTTCACAGATTAATTAATAATAAAATTCCATCATATAAAGGTTGGACTATTTTAGGTACTGGTAACCATTTAAAAACTAGAAATGCAAAAAATTTTGATGTAATAATAATCGACCCAGATGGTAATGAATATGGTCCTATTTATAATTTAACAAAATTTGCTAGAGAGCATAATGTTAATATAACAGGACTGCAACAATTAGTAAAGAAAAATATTTTAGAATATAAAAAATGGAGAATAAAATGAATTAGAATAACGAGAACCATCCTTATGTCTATGCCATTGTGCGTAAAGATTTGTCTGTGCCACAGCAAGCTGTGCAGGCTGGACACGCCTTGATAGAGTCTACAAAGACTTTTAATAAAATTAATGAACATCCTTCTGTCATTATTTGTTCAGTTAAGAATGAAAAAAAGTTGCAAGATGCTATTACTTTCCTGTATGATAATAACGTGAAGATATCTGTGTTTAAAGAACCGGACATTGGCAATCAAATGACTGCACTTGCGACGGAACCGTTGTATGGTGTGAATCGAAAGATTATGAATAAATTTCAACTTATGAGAGGATGTTAAAATGGACATACAAGAAGAAAATCTGATGAAGCTATCAGAAATACTTGATGATGAACACTACACTTTGTATAAAGCTGACATATCAAATGTACCTATGTCTTATTCACAGAACGTCGTTTATCTTACCTTCAAACCCAAATTAGCGTGTACACCAATAGAAATACTTGAATCGACAAAATTTAAAGATAAGATAATCAATCTTATTGAGGATAGAGAGATTCAACAATTTGGATATAATGAATCATCAGATCAATATAATATTTTAGTACCACATGCAATTGGGCCATATGAATATAATGGTGCATATGATGACAATAGAGAAAAATTTAATTGTCTGACGATCCCATATATAATACAGATAAAATTTATAATAGATAATTATGACTCATTTTACTAAATACTTTTTTAGACTTGACAAACATGAACAGTTAAGTTATGCTATATAATATTGGGGATATGATACAAAAAGCGAAAAAACTGGGTTGATTACTCAAGACAAGACTGGTTGGATTGGTACACAGAAAGGCGCTGCGGATATATAATTAGTAACGAAACAAAAAAGTTGTTGACATTGCTAAATAACTGAGATATAGTAGATACACAATTAACAAACGGCGAAACAAAGAGAATTAATATGAACACTAAGACATTCAAAAAACATTATTCATATCATAAAGACGATACAAAGCGTGTCGCTTCTCTGTTCGCCTGTCCTGAAACACAGGAATGGACTTAACCGAAAGGGTTAAATTCAAGGAAGAATAGAGAAGCCAGCAGAAACGCTGGCTTTTTTAATGCTCTTTAAAAATGTTTTAACAAAATTTGGGTTAGTATTCCGTATGGATCGGAGGGAGTCTGTAAAACTTCTGGCTTCGGCCTAGCTAGGTTCGATTCCTAGATAACCCACCAAATTTGGGTCCGTGGCGCAATGGTAGCGCAGGAGACTTATGTAACTATAATAGATTTGCAATACAGTCTATTATGGTTAATCTCAAGGTTGCGAGTTCGAGTCTCGCCGGACCCACCATATTATGGGGATGTTAGCTTAAAGTAAAGCACATGGCTGTGAACCATGTAGTTACCAGCCCGCTACTGGTACATCCCCCCATATAGTGATGTTATATCTTTTACTTTAAAATGATCCTTAACATGTTTAATCATTGGTATTATGTCTTTTCGAGTTACAAGAGCTATTTTCAGATTTTTATCAGTGACAGATTTTAATTTAGAATCTACTTCATTAGTAATACGGCCTTTAACTTCATAGATAACATCATCAATGATAAAATCAGGAAAATATCTTTTTTGGGTGCCATCTGGATGTTGATAAATGAAATGTCCTTTATAACGATTTACTGATTTATTATTTAACAAATTGTAGACAAGAAATGCAAGTTCCCAAGATGAAGCACACCAGATATTGTTATAGTAACCGCATTTTCCAGTAGTTTTATTTTGCTTAAAATTATTTACAGCGTGATGAATTTTTCGACAAGGTAAAGAACATGTTTTTGTATTATGATTTTTACTTCTAAAGATTTTTTCACATGTAGTACAAGTTAGTTCATATATTTTATTTGTATAGGGGATTCTTTTTGATAAAGGAATATAAGTTGCGTTCTTTATTTTTAATTTGTTTGTATAGCGTCTTCTTTTTGATATAGGAATATAAGTTCCGTTCTTTACTTTCTCCTTCAAAATGTTACTGATTTTTTCTCGAAATGTATCAGGTCTTTTTATACCAGTTTGAGAAAATGTTGCACTACAACTATGTGAACAGAATTTATTATTCTTTTTATGGTAATCAATTAGAGCATCACATTTTAAACATTTGTTAGGATTAGAATTGTATTTAAGAATTCTCTCATTTTTCTTTTCACTTGAAATCAATTTTAATTTGTTTCGTGAATCTTCACTTTGTTTACCATAAGATTTTTTCATAGCATCAGAGTGAATTGTACTATTAGGATAAAGAGATTTAAATTCTTGAAATGTAAGAGTATGAGATTTTAAATGAGCATTATTGATTTGTTTGAACAGTTTCAAGCAGATTGGGCAACGCACTTTGTCATCACAAATATTATCGTACATGATGTTACCTCAAAAGATTATCATGTATTTATACGGGTTCGAGTCTAGTGCTCTACCCCAAAATAGTTTTAACGGGACTGTAACTCAGAGGCATAAATTCAATATTCTAACTGAACTATAAATAGTAAAAAGGAATAGTTATGCAGAAAGAATATTTGGAAAAATGTGTGAGTTTGAATATGTCTCAGAGAGATATAGCTAAAGATAGTAAAATGTCGCAAACTACAGTAAAATATTGGATGAAGAAGTACGGCTTACAATCTACTAAAAAACAATTTGGGTTTGAGTTTGATCCTGATAAAAAGTTTTGTCCTAATTGCAAATTAGTTCTAGACAGAATAATGTTCTATAAAAGAACCAATGGTAATTCAACTACTAATTGTAAAATATGTTTAAATATTGTTACTGTAAATAGACAAAGAAAATTAAAGCAACAATGCTTAGATTACAAGGGAAATAAATGTAATAGATGTGGATATAATAAATGTGTAAATGCAATGGAATTTCATCATATGAATCCTGATGAAAAAGACTTTAATATAAGTAGAATAAAGCTTTTAAAATTTACTGATATAGTAAAACAAGAATTAGATAAATGTGAATTGCTTTGCTCTAATTGTCATAGAGAGGTTCATTATTATAGTAACAATACAATGGAATCTTAGCTTAATTGGCTAAAGCCGCATACTCTTAATATGCTAGATTTCGGTTCGACTCCGAAAGATTCCACCAATTTTAGTTTTAAAAAGTTTCAAATGGGCACTTGGCAGAGTGGTCGATTGCGGCAGACTGTAAATCTGCTCTCATATCAGAGTTAACACGGTGGTTCGAATCCATCAGTGCCCACCAATTTAGTTTCAAAAAGTTTTATACTGCGTGTGTATGCTAGGTGAAAATGCCACCCTGTCACGGTGGAGACGATGGGTTCGAACCCCATACGCAGTGCCATTTATGTTATATTAGAAAGCATTTAGCAACGATTGAAGACGGTAAGACAGAACAGAATTGAGATTAGGTTTAATAGAACGCGAATGGTTCAGCGACGGCCCCTAGATGTAGAATAATAACTTCACTTGACAATCATAACGATCCCTCAGTATAATTGACATTCTACTGAGGGATTTTTTTATGTACGCTTATAAAGACGGTGAAAAGGTAAAATTCGAATATGGGGCTTTACAGGGTGAAGGTATTATTAAAGGTGCTGCGTTAGGTGGCTGTTATATCATTGAAGTTACATCATGTGCCATACCATTACCTAGCGGTGTCTACCCCTACCGTACAATCTCAATGTCAGAACTTTTTATCAGTAAGGTTGAACATGAGTAATATTTTTTGCTTTTGGTCCGGTGGATTAGATTCTACTTATATGGTTAATAAACTCCTTAGCGAAGGCCATACTGTTATTACAGGCTTCTGCCATTTTCATAATAATTTTAAAGCTATGGAACGTGAAAAAATTGCCAGAGAAAATTTAACACCATTTTTTATTGAAAAATACCCAGAGACGTTTGTTGATATGGGTGAAATATTGGCATTAAATGTAAATATTCATAATGATAAGATTCCACTAAAACAAGCGTGTGTGTTTCTAGCATCATACATAGCACTTCCTAATTATTCTTATCGAAAAATAGAAAAGGTGGCATTAGGATATGTAATGAATGATGATGCCCTATCATTTTTAGATGAATTGCGTGATATATTTAATGCTTATAATAGATTTGCAGAGGACAATATTGAATTAATATTTCCTATTATTAAAAAGCATAAACGTGATATGTTTTTTGATATGCCAAGTGAATTGCGTGAAAATATTGTATGGTGCGAATCTAACGATGATAGTATATTAAATAATTGCGGTGAATGTATCTCTTGCAAACGTATGGAAACTGCTGGTATAATTACCGCTAGAATAGATAACCATCACTCTTCACAGTTTGAGTTTGAGTTTAAAGAACAGGTTATAGAAGCAACTATTATAGGAGCAAATAATGGCTAAGAAATACGCAATGCTTGTAATGGCTAACGCTGGCAACAACAACAACAAATTCTATGAAATGAAATTGGAAGATAATGATGAAGTCATTATTCGTTATGGTCGCGTAGGTAATTCAGGTGTAACTGAATCCAAGGGTTTCGGTGAAGATACTTTTGATAAGGTAGCTAATGCAAAGCGTAAGAAGGGTTATCGTGATGTTGATGTTATGGTTAACTCGTCTACTGGAACCTCATCTTCTACTGATACTGGAAATATTGTAGAAATCGCAAAACGTGACATTATCAAAGGTGATCCAGTATTGGGTAAGCTGATCGAAAAGCTTGCTAAGATTAATCGTCACCAGTTGGTGGGAGCATCGGGTGGTAACATCGATATCGTTGACGGTCAGGTTAAGACAGCCTTGGGTGTATTGGTCACGCTAGATAGCGTTGAGAAGGCCAAGGATAAGCTTGTTGAGCTAAACACATTGGTTACCAAGCATGATCTTGGGTCGGCCTATGTGAACGTTCTTGAAGATTATTTGACCCTTGTTCCACAGAAGATTCAATCTAAGCGTGGATGGGATCAGAATTTCTTTACAGAATTTACTACATTCCAGAATCAGAGTGCCTTACTTGAGCAGATCGAACTTTCAATTAAGAACTATACTCCACCTGTGGTTGATCAGGATAAGAAAATCGAAGAACGACTTTTCGGATATTCACTTGAATTGTTGCAGAATGATAAAGAGTTTAACGATATTAATAAGTTTTATTGTAATGGAATTAATTCTAGACATGTTACTAAAAATTATAAATTACATAAAGTATATGTCCTCAAAAATGACGATAAACTAGCAAAATATGAAGTTATTTCGTCAAAATTGGGTAATAATAAAAGGCTTTGGCATGGAACAAGGGCTTGCAATGTTCTTTCTATCATGAAAGGTGGGTTGATAATTCCCCCATTAACAGGTGGGAATTATACTATAGCTGGAAGAATGTTTGGAAACTCGGTCTACTTTTCGGATGAATCTACTAAATCTTTAAATTATGCCACGCCTTATTGGACTGGTGGAGCTAAAGAATTAAACGAACTTTTCATGTTTGTCGCAAATGTCTCTATGGGTAGAGAATATACACCCAGAGGACCAACTCACACGATTCCCTCTGGTTATGACTCTATTTTTGCAAAAGGTGGATATAGTGGAGTTATGAACAATGAAATGGTGGTTCCTAATGTGGATCAATTTCATCTACAATACCTTTGTGAGTTTTCTGAATAGAAACAATAGAAGCAGTTAGCCGAGTAACTGCTTCTTCTATATCTTCGTCTTCCCAAACTAAATCTAAATGAAATCCGAAATCTTTAATTATTTGATGTTTACTAACATCTCTATCCCAAATTTCTTGCGCTGTCATATTTATTTTTGTGTTAACCCAATCAGATTCATATAATTTTGGGTTGGCATGATAATAGTTTCCATTATACTCTAAACAGTAGTTAATCGATGAAATAACAAAATCTAACATATATGGTTTGCCCTTATATTTTGTGAATTCTTTATTTAATTCAGCGAAATAACATTTTTCTTGTAATTCTTTTGGCAGATTGTTATATAGTTTCCAAAACAATTGTTGAGAACTTTTTGAAAAATACATCGCAAGACTATCATTATTAAATTTTGTATTGATACATTTTCTATTAACTTCTTTATTTTTCCAAGGATTATCAACACCATATTTTTCTATATTTGTAGTAGCTATTTTATCTTTTACTATTGATGATTGTATTGCATATTGGACACCATATTTTTTTAAACATGTTTGTTTTGACTTATATTTGACGAAATCGATTTGAGAGATATATTCAACACCATATTTCTCCATTAAACCATCTTTTCTTTTCTGTATGACCTTTCGATTCATTAGATGATGATCTACACCATATTTTTCTCTAGATTTTTTTCGTGTTAATGCTTGTCGTGTAGGGTTTGCGGTTGCTTCTTGTATATTACGCAGAGGAATATTATGCTCTTTACATTTAGCTAAAACTAATCTTCTCTTTTCTAGCCCCAATTCTCTTGAAATGGTGGTTAATGATTTCATTTTGACTAAGTATTCTTTTTCTAAAAATTCTTTAGTACATATATCATTACATTTAGCGATAAAAATTTTATATTCACCACACATTCTATAATGATCAGTTTTTCTGTTGCTATAAATTTCATTACAATGTTTACATACGTTCATAAGCCAAACTCGTTTTAACTATTTAGTATAATTGTGGGCGTATGTTTGGATATGGTAATGACAATTAGAATTACATTGACATGGGGTGCTGAAGTCGATATACTTGTATTATAGGTGGGGGGTTGACCAATGAGTGAAGTAATTTTCGTAATTTTCTGGATCGTAATAATTTTTTCAGTAGGGTATGGTATTTTTATGCCACCACGACCTATCCGATATAAATTAGAAAAATGTCAGTTTGAGGATAAACTGTGTCCTAAACAATATATTCTTGATGACCGTGGCTTTAGAGTTGAAAATTCAATATCATGTTGTAAGTTTAAAAGACAATTAGAAGCATGTAAAAAATTAGAGGAACTTCTGAAAAAATGAAAACACAAGTAGGGTTTGCCCACGATTTAGAAGATAGTTGGTATGTGGTTAAATATAATGATTCTGTAAAAGAATTTAATCACTATAAAGACGTGGTAGATTTTATCATGGAAAATAACCTATCACCTTATGAATGGGTGGGGGATGATTATTACAATCCTGAAAAAGATTTACGGTTTAAAACGCTTGAACAGTTTAAAGAAAGTGATTATAAATCTAAATTTACACATGTTAGATATAAACTTATTGACACAATAACTTCATTTTTAGAAGATAAATATAATTCAAATTTGATAATTGAAAATCCAGTAAATCATAATAAATATGTCACTAAGATATATGGATTAAATAATAAAGTTATTAAAAATGTTAATTTGTATAAATTATCTAATGCTACACAAACTACAATTCAATTTTCAGAAATTTGTGATATTATAATTACTATCGAAATTAATGGAATTTCAATTAATAAATTTCGATATGATGAATCTTTGGTATTGTTAGATGAAATTATGAAAGTTTATGGAAGAAAGATAGGATACTAATAGAGTTGCTAACAGATTATGGGAAGAAAAACAAAACTCAAACAGATCGAAAGGCAGACAAAACTGCAATTAGTGCAAACTAGTTTGTTTGAGAATTCTCTTCGCCACAAAACCAAACAAGAAGACACCTTGACAAATTATCTTCAACCGTATGAAGAATTTTGGCTGTGCGACCCAAATGATGTTGTTATTAAAACCAAATCTTCAAATAAAACAAAACGTTTATTAGAATTGGTTAGAAAAACATTAAACCGCTATCCAGTTCCCAAAATACTAGAAGAAGTTTGGGATGTTACTATTCCCGTTCCAACTGATAGATTTAATAGACCCATAAACAATCTTAATAACGAAAAAGCTTCAGATTCATATATTAAATATGGAATAGATTTTAGAAAATGGTATATTTGTGTCACCACAGGTGGATCATTGTATAAAGAATATGCTAAAGAATTTTTTACTAAAAAAGAACTTAATATTTTTCTAAATTCGTCATTACCAATAAAATCAGCAGTCGCTTTTGCCATAGCTTATGCAGAATCGAATGATTATAGTAAATCAATACGCATTTCAAAAAGTAATATCATTGAGAAGAATTCTATTTCATATTGGAAAGATGTTATAAAATATCTTAGCATTCAGGAAGTAGCTTCTATTAATCAAATAAATGATATTGTTGATTATCTGGTAGATTTAATAAATCGACACGAATCTTTAAATTTATATGGTTCAGGTATAACATATAAAGGTTTATTGAAAAGAGTTGATAACTGGCATAGAAAACTAGGTCGTGTTAAAGTCATGGGTAATAAAAGTTGGGAAGGACACGCCATTCCAGATAGTCGATTTGAACTTAAGGAACTTAAAGAAAAAACGTATTGGAGCATGACTCAAATAAAAACAAGTCGAGAACTTGCAGCGGAAGGCTCTGCCATGCGACACTGCGTGTATGGCTACCAACATAAATGTATAGCTTCTGACATATCTATTTGGTCTATGAAAAAATGTTTACATGAATTTGATTCAGGTAAACGAGTATTGACTATTGAACTTAATAATAATGGAGAAATTGTTCAGGCTAGAGGCGTTGGCAACCGTTTCCCTAAAGATTTTGAAGAAAAAGTATTGAAAAAGTGGGCGGATGATAATTATTTAAAATTAAAGTATTATAGGGGTATATGGTAATGAATAAAATAGATGAAGAAAAACGATTAGCATTATTGGATGAACAATACGATAAAGAATCCATGCAAAAACATGTCATGCCTTGCCAATTTTCTGACAGTAAATGGTATTGTTATAGAGGATTGTTCGGATGGAGTAAGGGAACTGATACTAAAGATGAATGTCAGGAACTCTGGATTGATTATTGTAAGAAATTAGATATGCTGAACAACAATTGATCGTTGACAGTAAACATTGTTTGAGATATAATACACACCTTATAGGAGAGTTAACATGTATTTACTTTTACCTTCGCTAGAAGAAAAACGTTTTATTAATATTTCGCTTGTTTCACAAGCTGAAGCAATCAGGTTTACACAAAAGTTCACAGATGATGTTAAGGCATCGAGAAAGCTAAAGGCTGCAGATGATTCTGGTGTTGATGATGACATCATTTTTTACAGTAATTTCTTTGATCTTTCCGTACTTGCTGACCATGTTAATCACCTTAAAAATGGTTTGTCATCAGAGACTGATATTTCAATGACGCTTACTTTGCTTGAGGCAATGCATTCCTTGGCAGTTTCAGAAGTGCGTGGTGTCAGAGGCGCAAGAGCAATTTTTATAAATCCTGAAACCAACACAGTGGGTGTAGGCACTACGGTTGTTTACAATAAAAATTGGGCAACATTGAATTTTGAAGATGATAATATCTTACAATTGATTCATGATACATTTTTGAATTTTGGTCTTATTGACACATCATCTAATGTTAAAACATTAGTAGAAGATGATGACGATGAAGATGCAGATGAAAATTCTTCATGGTTCAGCTAAAATAGCTTAATTTTAAGTAATTTCAAAAACCCGGCCATATTGCGCCGGGTTTTTTTATTTTAAGTGTCCGAGGAAATAAATAGTACACTGAGGATAATTAAAAATGAAAAAGGTGTTATTTATTGTAAAATGTAGAGGTATGGCGTATGAGCAGACTGAAAATACTGTTCTAGTGCCTCATGATAAGACAAAAAGCTACTGTCTATCGTCAGGATTATTTAATTCTGCAAAATTCATGGCTGATATGTTAGCTGAGCAATGTATTGAATCTAAACTGGTTCAGGTTATTGATAATAATGATATTGACAGAGAAGTTACAAAATTCCGCCCAACTCATGTTATTATTGAAGCATTATGGGTTGTGCCAGAGAAGTTTGAAGTTTTGAAAAGATTACATCCTGATGTTAAATGGATCATTCGCTTACATTCTGAAACACCATTTATTTCTGGTGAAGGTAATGCAATGGATTGGATTTTCAGATACTTGAAATATTCCAAAGTCTATATTGCTCCTAATACAGAAAGAATGTATAATGATTTAAAGAATTTAACAGAAACAAAATATAATAGTTGGATTGCTAAGAAGAGAATAATTTATCTTCCAAATTTTTATAAGAGCGATTTCAAGTACGGTTACAATCCCAAGAACACTTTAGACATTGGTTGTTTCGGAAGCTTACGTCCACTTAAGAATCAATTGATACAGGCAATGGCTGCAGTTGAATATGCAAAACAGACTAAACAGCGTTTAAAATATCATATTAATTCTGGTCGAATCGAGCATGGCAATAATGTACTAAAGAATATTAGAGCATTATTTGAACATTTGGACTCTACTCGTTTTGAATTGGTTGAGCATGATTGGCTGTCACATACTAAATTCTTACAATTAGTTAGAAGAATGGATATATGTTTACAGGTTTCGTTTTCAGAAACACATAATATTGTTACTTGTGATGCTGTATCTCAGGGCGTACCAGTTGTAGTGTCAGATGAAATTTTTTGGGTTTCTTCACTATTTCATGCTAATACTAATTCTATAACTAGCATTGTTTGTAAAATTAAATTGGCAATGTTTTTAGGTAAGTTTGGTGCATATTTAAATGCTTTGGGTATAAAAAAATATAATAAAAAGAGTATAAAACTTTGGAAAAAAATGTTAAAGATGACATAAAAATATATAATGTTACAGATATTTTACCAGAAATACCATGTGTTTATTTATTACAAAATAAAATCAATAATAAAATTTATATAGGCAAGGCTAATTCTCTTAAGAATAGAATGAAACAGCATCTAAATCATGCTAGATGTAAAACTAATTTTAACACACCGATTAAAAATTCTATTATAAAATATGGTTGGGATAACTTTTCAGTTACTATATTAAAAGAAGTTCCTATTGATATGTTAATTGATTGGGAAACTTTTTATATAGAAAAATTTAATGCAACTAATAAAGATATTGGTTATAATATACTTAAACAAGGGTTTGATCGCACTGGTATACTACATAATGATATAACTAAAGAAAAAATATCTAATAGTTGTAAAATACATGCTTCTCGTGGTAAAGATCATTATACTAATAAAATAGGATCATCAAATATAACTAAAGCTCATGAACGTAATAGAGGAAAAACACGTCCAGATTGGGTAAGGGAAAAAATATCAATAGGTAACAAAGGTAAAGATATGTCTCAATTAAAGAAACCAGTAAAGCAATTATGTAAAGAAACTGGTGAATTAATTAAAATTTGGGATTCTATTATTGATGCTATTAGAGGATTAGGACTTAAAGAAACTTCTCGTGGTATAGGTATGGTTTGTAATAAATCACCAAATATGATAGGAAACATACAAACGAGTGCATATGGTTATAAATGGGAGTTTGTGTAACTTAAACTTAATCAGGCTTGACAAAACTAACTCCACGGTCTATCATAACCGTGGAGTTTTTTATTGGGAGTTTGTAATGAAAAAGATCGTATTAATTGGTGGTGGTACCGTTTCTTATGTGAGAAACCATTTGGCACTGTGTGCCCCTGCATATGGCAGTACTGTAAGGTTCTTAGAACAAGACTTTGAAGATGCGTTAAGGTTATCAACAGACCCTATACTATCTTTAGCCGAGGATTACATTCCTAATGATCGTAATGATTATAGGTTTTATGTAGAAAAGTATCTGACAAAAATGGCAGGTGGGGGTCGATATAATACATATGGTATTGATATGCCACTAGAAACGAATGATGATGTTTCTAAACTTGTAGATTTTTTGATAGCTGATCCCGAGGTAAAGGTAATCATATTTAATCCTGCATTAGTTGACTTTGACGGTCAAGTTGGTATCCAGAGTTCTGGAAAATATACTCAAAGACTTAAGACTATTGAAGGCCCACAAACTATGGGTTTAATACCTACTGATAAAATTATTGGAAAAATTCGTAAAGAACGCAAAGACATTTTTGTTGTAGGATTTAAAAC